GTTTGGATAAATTCTACTTTAAATGCATGTGTTGAAATGGGAAATCAGACAGTTTTACGTGATACTACCTTAGCTGATTATGCAATTGATGATGTTGTTGCTTTTTTGATGAAATCTGCTATTGTAAAAGAAATTGATGAACCATATACTGTAGAGACTGTTCTTATGGGTGATAAAACTGGTCGTTTGCAATCCTCAAATCTTAATGCATCAGTTGGTCCTCCTTATAAGGGAAAGAAAAGTAATTATGTATATGGTGTTCCTGGTGAAAATTTAGTATTGCATGAGACTATCTCTGAAGATATTATTCATACTATCGAAGAAATGGAAAAAGGTTATATGCCTGATGAAGAATTTGAATCGTGTTTAAAACAAGAACCTATAACACCTGAAAAAGAAGCCGAAGCTAAAGTACGCGTTTTTTGGATTTCTCAATTCTCTATGGTTATACTTCTTAAAATATATCTTGGACCTATATTTCAATGGTTTAAAGAAAATCGATTTGTCTTTCCTTTTAAAGTAGGTATTAATGCTTCTTCTTCTGAATGGGATCTCTTCGTTCGATCACTCATTGCTCGTCATTCCAATATAGTTGATTCTGACTTTTCAAATTGGGACAAACATTTATCAATGATGATTTTAGCTGGAGAAGTTGTGTGTAAGTTGTATGCCCTTTTAGGGTGGTCCGATAAACATATTCAGATGGTTAAGTTGCTTATTACTACTTATGCAAAAGGTTATTATAATTTTGAAGGAGTAGTCTTTAGAGCTTTGATGGGAGGATCATCAGGAAAGTATGGAACTGCAGAAATGAATTCAGTTATGCAGTTATTGTATGAGGAAATGGCTTTAGTTGTAGCATTAGTCTTGCACTTTCGTATTACTATGAAAATGGCAATTCAACTTGCAAAAACTAAATATTCTTTCTTTAAACACATTACTCATGCTTGTTATGGAGATGATAGTGTTAAATGTATTTCAGATGAACTTAAGGAAATATATACACCTGAACTCATGGTTAAAGCAATGGCAGAGTTGGGCCAAGTTGTTACAGATGGAGCTGATAAAACTAAACCACCTCAATATAAAACTCTCGAACAAGTTTCATTTCTTAAACGATCATTTCGGTATGATGACGATATTAAGGAATATAAAGCTCCACTTGCAGAGAAATCTATATATAAAATGCTTGTTATTCGCGATGTAGGCGATTTAAACGACATTCAACATTCATGTGTTGTGCTTGAAGAGGCACAAAAACATTTTTTCCTTCACGGAAGGGAAAAATTTGATAATTTTATTATCAAAGCTAAAGATATTATATCTAAAATTCCAGACCTACATGATACCAAAATATTTGATTATGACGAACTTTCTAATTTATATGCAGAAAGTTATAATAAACAAATTCCCTTTACCTGTGCTTATACAGGTAGTTTCGAGGAGTTGTCTCGAAACCGCCCCTTCGATGAGAAGGAGTGCGAATCATAAATAATTTTAATTGTTGTGATTCGATCACAACAAAATTAATTTATGTTTTTTCATTTGATTCAATTGAATCGAAATGTTATCAACATTTC